AAATATAGACCAACCAGAATTTCTTGAAAGATACGAGAAATTAAAAATGTATATAGTTAATAGAGAAATTCCTATTATACATGAAGACTCGGAAAAACTTTTCAAAGAAATATGTAAGGATTTATCCTTGAAAGCTAAAGCAGGACTTTTAAGATGGGAAGATTTTTATAATTTTATGGAAGGATATGCTGATATTAAATATAATCATGCTATTACGGTACACAAAAGTCAGGGAAGTAGTTATAATCAAGTTATTATTAATATGAGAGACTTATCATATAATAAAGATATCAATGAATACAACAAACTTCTTTATACGGCTATTACAAGAGCAAAAGAATTAGTAATTTTATATAAGGTATAATTATGGAAGAAAAAAAAGCACTTATAATGGAAGGTTATGTAAAAGACGTAAGTTCCATTACTCAGATTAGAAGAACAACTAAACCAGATTTGTTGAAAGTTATGATAACTATTCTGACAGAAGATGGTCAAACTGTTTTTATGGAGATTAGAAATTCTAATATCAAAGAACTTCAAAGAGAGGGTATTGAGGTAAATTCTCATGTAGTTATTGAATTTATATTTGAAGGCTCTGAAAAAGGGGATATGAAGTATAATAATATCATTATCAAGAAAATAAAGTTAAAAAGATGATATATACTGTATTAGATATTGAAGCAGATGGTTTAATAAAAGATGCTACAAAAATACATTGCCTATCTTATAGAAACTTTACTTCAGATTTTCAGTTAGTAAATAAAGGTTCTATCACAGATTATAAGGAGATAGAAAATTTTATTTCTGAATCTCAATGTCTAGTGGGTCATAATATTATCAGATATGACATACCTGTGTTAAAAAAGATACTCAATATTGAAATAAACAAGTTCCTTATTGATACTCTTGGTCTTTCTTGGTATTTGTATTCAACTGAGATTAAGAATAAAATCCTTGTTCCTAGAAAGAAACATAACCTTGAATCTTGGGGGGAATATTATAATGTACCTAAACCTGTCATAAATGACTGGAAGAACTTGGACATAAAAGACTACATTAACAGATGTGAGACTGACGTACTTATAAATAGTCTTCTTTGGAAAGATGAAATGGAATTCTTAGTTAATCTATATGGGGGCGAGGGTTCTCAGATATTCAGAATTATAAACTACCTCAATTTTAAATTAGACTGTGCAAGAGAACAAGAAGAAAACCCTTGTTATATAGATAGAGAACTCTGTGAAAAAACTCTTAAGGACCTTGAAGAAGAAATAGAGAAAAAGATTACAGAGTTATCTGAACATATGCCAGTACAGAAATTTTATAAGACTATCACTAAACCTGAGAAGTTTTATAAAAAAGATGGGACTCTTTCAGCAGCTGGAGAAAAGTGGCTACAGTATATGAGAGAATATAATCTAAATTCAGAAATTCAGAGTTTTGAAATGCTTGAGAAAATTGAAAGGGGAAATCCTAATTCTATACAGCAAGTCAAAGACTGGTTATTTTCTCTTGGTTGGAAACCTACGATATACAAAGAAGTTAAGAGTAAGACTACAGGGGAGGTTTCTGATATACCACAGATTACAGATGATGATGGAAACATATGTAGCAATATAAGAGCAATGTATAAGGATTATCCTTATCTTGAGAATCTTGAGAATCTTGCTTTAATGAATCATAGAAAAGGTATATTTGAATCTTTTTTAGGATCTATAGACTCTGAAAACAGAGCAGTAGCTTCTATTGGTGGCTTCACCAACAGTTTACGCATGCAGCATAGGAAACCACTAGTCAATCTCCCTAAGGTTGGTACTTATCTTGGAAAGGAAATTAGAGATCTTATTAAAGTCCCTAATGAAGATTATCTTATTTGTGGTAGTGATGTACATGCTCTTGAGGATACCACAAAACAGCATTATATGTATTTCTTTGATCCTGAATATGTAAATCAAATGCGTGTTCCTGGATTTGATCCTCATCTTGATATTGCACTATTAGCTGGGCTTATGTCAAAAGAAGAAGTAGAAAGATATAAAGAATTAAAAAAGAAGGGAGATAAAACAGAAGAGGAACAAGAAGAGTTTTTATCTCTTTCAGAAATAAGATATGCTGCTAAGACTCTCAACTTTAGTGCTGTATATGGAGCTGGACCACCAAAGATTGCAAAATCTCTTGGGAAGAGTCTTGAATTTGCTAAAAATCTACACTCTACTTATTGGAAAAGAAATAAAGCTGTAAAACAAGTTGCTGCTAATGTAATTACCAAGAGAGCTAATGGACAACTTTGGTTATTTAATCCTATCAGTAAGTTCTGGTATTCTTTAAGAGTTGAAAAGGATATTTTTTCGGTTTTGAACCAGGGTACAGGCTCATACGTAGAAGATAGATGGATATTTCATATGAGAAAGAAAGGGATTAAAATGATCCTTCAATATCATGATGAAGTAGCTACTTATCTTAAAAAAGAGGATAAAGAACTCTATAGACAATATATTACTCAATCTATGGAAGAAGTAAATCAAGAATTAAAGCTCAATGTTCCTATAACTGTAAGCATTGATTTTGGATTAAGATATTCAGAAATTCACTGATTACTTCAAATGAAAAAACATAATCAAAAGAAACATAATAAAAAAATAAAATGAAAACTAAAATTTTATCGGTAATAATTCTATTACTTGGAGTAACGACTTTTTTTATAGAAGCCCAAGAAAGAGACTTCTTTACACTTAGAGCAAAGAGAATTGTCATAGTAGATGCTTATAAAAATGTAGATAGTAAACTTGTAGACTTCCCAATAACTTTGGATCTATCAAGACAAAGATGTATTATTTATTCTAATGAAACTCAAATAATAGATTTTCTCGTAGATAGAAAATATTTTAAGGATGGGTATTATGAAGTAGAGGGTAAAGCAACTGATTCTGAATATAAGAATATATCCTTTAATATAAGTGTTAGTACAACTGGGAAAAATATAGTAATAATTACTATAGGATATAGTGATTTAGCCTATTCTTATAGTTGTTCCTTAGTCACAGATTAACAATATTAAATTTAGTAAGAGAATCCTCAACAAAAAGATATTTATAAAAATGACAGCAAGAGATAAAGAACAGAAAAAAGCTCTTAAATTATGCTTAGAAACTGAAGGGAATATACTATTATCTATGGCAACAGGTTCTGGTAAATCCAGAGTACCTATTGAATATGCCAAAAAGAAAGGAGTAAAAAGTATAGCAGTATTAGTTCCAACAGAGGACTTAAGAGACAATAACTGGAAGGAAGAATTTGAGAAATGGGGGGCTATAGATTTATGGGAGAATAATACTGAAGCTCTATGTTATGCTTCTGCATCTAAAATTAAAGGTAAACATTTTGACTTAATTATTATGGATGAAGCTCATAGAATAACAGATTTAAGTTATGAATTTTTTATAGATAACACTTTTGACAAAGTAATTGCTCTTACAGCTACAGAACCTGAGAAGCTAAATAAGATTACTCTTTTTGAACAATTAAACTTTAAAGCAAAACATGTATTAACTTTAGATGAAGCTATTGAGAAAGGTATTATTGCTGACTATGAAATTACAGTAGTATACACTCAACTTAATAGTTCTCTTAAATATATAGATGCTGGTTCTAAAAAGAAACCTTTTAAAACTACAGAAAAAAAGAACTATGATTATCTTACCAGTAAATTAGAAGAGCTAAAGAATCTTCCTTATCTAAGTCCTACAGATGAAAGAAAAAGAGAGTTTCTTATTCTTAAAAGAATGCATCTAATTTATAATTTAAGATCTAAATTAATAGCAGCAAAGTACATAAAAGAAAAAGTCTTAAATGCTTCAGAAAGGAATTTGATATTTTGTGGTAATATAGATCAAGCTAATGAGTTGTGTGAATACAGATATCATTCTAAGACAAGTGACACAGACTTAATCAAGTTCAAGAAAGGAGAGATTAATCAACTCTCTTGTGTAGATGCTATAAATGAAGGTATTAATATTCCTGACCTTGATGGTGCTCTTGTAGTTCAGATTAAGAGTAGTGAAATTCAACTTATACAGAGACTTGGCAGAACCTTAAGAATTAGACCAAATCATAAAGCAAAAATTATCATTCTTGTTTGCAAAGGAACTCAGGATGAAGTTTGGTTAGAGAATGCTATTAAAAATCTGGATAGTAATAAGATAGTTTATAAAATGATTAATGAATATTTATATGAATGAAGAAATAATCAGAATTTTAAAAGAGAATGGTATCTCTGTTGATGATGGCCTTACATATTTACTATCTTTACATTATGGGCTTAAACCTACTTTTATTCCTGATATTCTAAAGACTCAAATTCTTATCTCTGGAATAATTATACCAAAAGATACTGGTATTGAATGGAAGATACCTTTATTCAGTGATATGATAACACATTTTGAATGGGTTAAAGAATATAGGGATGCTTTCAAGAAGATTAATCCAGAGAGATCAGGAAACTTGAAAACTTGTGTAGCAAGATTTAGAAAATTCTTCGCAGACAACCCTGAAGTAAGAGTAGAAGACGTAAAAGATGCAGTGAATTTGTATTTTAGATCATTAAAGAGTCCTCAGTATCTCATGAAGTCACATAATTTTATTTTTATGGGTCAAGGTACATCCAAGACAAGTGAGTTAGAAGTATGGCTTGAGAGGGTTTATGAAATTAGAAGTTCAGAAGAAGATAGAACAAGTCTCTCAAATACAATGAAATAAATGAGTAATTTTATAGTAGAATTTAAGAGGGGTCAATCTGGTGAAAACAAGGGTCTTCCTATGGGGGAAGGTTTAGAAAACATATCTAAAGCTATTGACGGTATTCAAAGAGGAATGACCTATGCTATTGCATCCCCTCCTAAAACTGGTAAAAGTACATTTGTAAACTATGGTTTTGTTATAAGTCCTTACTTGTATTTACTAAAACATCCCGAAATAGATATCAGATGGATATATTATTCTTGGGAAATGGATAGAGTAACTATGGAGTTTGACTATGTATGTCATTTCTTGTACAAAGATTATGGGATATCAAGAATTAATTTACCCAATAATATTACACATGAAGGAAAAAATTATATTGATATCTCAAGTGGGTTCTTAAGAGGACAAAAACAAGATGACAACAACAAAACTATTTTAGTTCCAGAAGATCTCTTTATAAAGATAAAAGATACTTATGATAGGAGGATAATACCTTTATTTGGACAGTATACAGAATCTGGAGTATTAGTAAAAAAAGGACTTATAGATTTTATTGATAAGCCTGATAATCCTACTGGAATTTATAAGAAAGTTCTTAACTTTGCTTCTGAAAGGGGGGAATTCCTATTTCAAGAGTACTTTTCTGAAAAAACAGAGAAGACAGAAAAGAAACTTATTGGATATAAACCCAATAATCCTAATGAGTATGTTATAGTTATCCTGGATACTATAAGAAAAGTTAGGAAAGAGCAGAAATTTAGTATAAAGGAGACAGTAGATAAAACTATTGAATATATTACTGAGCTAAGGAATCTTTTAAATTACTCTTTTGTTCCAATAGTACATTTAAATAGAGATATGGCTGACATAGAAAGACTTAAGTTTATGGGAGATATGATATACCCTCAACCAGAAACGATCAAAGACACAGGTAATCTCTCTGAAGAAGCTACCCATATTTTTACTATGTTTAATCCTAATGATGAGAGATATAATCTCACAAAACATTTTGGATTAACTATTAAAGATGCTAAGAGAAATGAGTATTATCCTAATATGAGAACTATTCATCTTGTTGAGTGTAGATATGCTCCATACCCTCAGCACTTCAGAGTTAATATGAACGGAGCATTAAAAGATTTTAAAAAATTTGAAGAAAAGAAATAATGGGGAAGATTTTAATTTTAGCTCCAAGTGGATTTGGTAAAACTACCAGTATTGGAAATCTACCAGAATTAGGTATTGAGGGGTTAAACCCTAAAGAAACTTTTGTTATAAGTGCTACATCAAAACCTTTACCTTTTAGAGGTAGTAGTAAAGTTTATAAAGTGGTTGATCCACTATCTCCACCTACGGCAGAGAATGGAAATAGATTGATAAGTAATAGTGGCCCTTTTATAGCTAAGACTATTAATTTTATACTTGCTAACAGATCTGAAATTAAAAGTATAGTAATAGACGATGCTAACTATATTATGCAGGATTACTATATGACAAATGCATCAAAGAAAGGTTATGATACTTTCAAAGAAATTGGTGCAAGTATGAATGCTGTATTTACTGCAATGGAGACTTCTTCTACTGTAAATTTTTATATGATGGCTCACTATGAAGAATATAGAGATAGTAATGAAGACACTATATCATATAGATTTAAAACTGTAGGAAAGATGGTTCAAGACTATATTACGCCTGAAGGAAAGTTTGATGTAGTTTTATTTGGTAAACAATCTTTTGATGAACAAACTAAAAAAATATCAAAAGAATTTGTAACTAATTTTGATGGGAGATTTCCTGCTAAAACACCTGTAGGTATGTTCAAAGAATTATACATACCTAATGACTTAGGATATGTGGAAAAAGCTGTAAGAGCTTATTATGAAGATTTATAAGTTATATTAAAAATTAATTTTTATGGAAAAAGAAACAAAACAAGTAAAAAAGATTTCTCTTTCTTTTCTAAAACAACAAGTAGAAGAAGGAATGAAATTACAACCTTTAGCTGAGTACTATAACCTTCCTGTAGCACAAATGAAGAGGGTTCTTAAAGAAGCAGGTCTAAAGATCAGGAAATTTAAGAATCCTCAGTATGAACTTATTTATGATGTCACATCTGAGGTAGATTTTGAGGATAATACAACTACATTAGAAGTAGAACAAGAAGAAAACGAAGTTGAAGAAACTTCAGAAATAAATAATTTAATTCCTAATTATAAGTAATTATGTCAGAAGAAAAAGTAATGATTGGTTTTGGTTTTCAAGATGACCAAGACGAAAGTTTAAAGTCAAAAAATTCAAGTTTTGGAGTTTTTGGATTAAATCAGAATGTTTTAATGGTAAGGTGTGAGTATAACCCTAATGGTGGTGCTAATGAAGAAGCTATTGATTGTTTGGATATTGCTTTCAAAATAGGAGAAACTGAGCAACGTCAGAGATGGTTTCCTATTGTAAAAGTATTTGGTAAGAATGGTGAAATAACTGATACCTCTTCCGAAGAATATATAGCTGCATATAATGAACAGATGAAGCACTTTAAAGCTGTTATGACTCATTATTTGAAGGCTTTCAATTCTGAAGAGGTCCTTAAAGCTGTTTTTGCAACACCTCCAAGTAATTTTGTAGACTATTTTAAATTGGTCTCTAAATTAATGTCTCAGGGTATTGCAAATAAAGTTCCTTTAGATTTATTCTTACAATACCAATGGAACATTAATCCAAATGCTAATCAAACATATCTTGAAATTCCTAAAAACTTAAA